GTACACGTCGGATCAAAATAAACGCTGCACAGGTGGGTTAACGTTCTCGCCACCAACCCCAACTATTTTGCGGCGCATCAGTGTGGTTGCCGGGTCTGCGGTCACATCGTTCACGTTGACAGCTAATGAAGGCTTGCAGCCGTGAGGAAGATCCTGACGGCCGCGCTGTGTACCGGGGCGGCGATCCTGCGGACATGGTCAGACATGCTGTGGGAAGCCTCAGAGAAAGTGGGTGACCGTGAGCTTGCTTGATTGGGGCACGCACACCGTGACGGTGTTCCCGGCGGTCGACGCCGTCGATGGGGATGGGAACCCTGCAACCGTGGCGGGCAGTGAATCGTTTTGCCACACCGCGACCATTCAGCCGTTGTCGTCCACGGAGACCGCGGAGATGGGGGTGGTGACCGGTGAGGTGTATCGGCTGCGGTTTGCCCACCCAGCACCGGTGTTGCGGCCCCGTTCGCAAGTTGAGTGGGATGGCGAGTTGTGGTCGGTGCGTGGCTGGCCGGCGAAGCACACAGGGTCGCCGCGTACCGGGCATCTGACCTACCACATTGCGAGAGCCTGATGGTTAAGCTGATCAGCGACAAATCCATGAACACTGTGGTGTCCCACATCAAAGGTGTTATTGGGGCTGTTCGATCCCACGCCGACGACATTGGCGACGCCGCCTCAGCGAAACTTGAAGCGCACCGCTTTTACGGGGACGACACCCACGCCGAAATTGAGGTCGACACCCGCGACGTGGACAGCATTGTGTCCCTGGTGGACCCGGCGGCGCTGTCCATCGAGTTCGGCACGAAACACATGCGCGGCCTGTACATCGTGACCGGTGCGGCAGGTTTAGCGTGATCCGGCCCGCAGAGGTCGTCCTGCCCGTTCTGCGGGAAGCCCTGCCTGAGGTGTCGGTGGTGACGTGGATGGCCGACGTGCAACAACGCACCCTGCCCATGATCCTGGTGCGCCCCCTCGGCGGGTACAGGCACGACCGCCGCCCCAAAGATTTAACCCTGAGGGTTATTGAGATGTCCGCTCACACCGCCAGTGATTTAGCGGACACCGAACAGTTGTATGACCGCGCCCTGGAGGCGCTTTATGCAGCGTGGGAACGGCAAACCGTCGTTGCCGACAAAGGCTGGGTGCATTCCATCACCGAAACGATGGGGCCAACTCAACTATCCCCACTGTTTGAGGATTCCTGGCGGGTCCAGGGCTTAATCCGCCTGGGGCTTCGCCCTGCACATCCCGTTTACACAATCCCCTAGAAAGAGGTAACCCCTTATGAGTCTCAACGATCAGGCCGTCCTCACAGCGGCCCTCGGCTACATTTTCGTGGCCCCGACCGGGACTGCTGCACCGTCCCCGTCGGACATCAAAACCCTTGACCCGTTGACGTTCGGCGCGAAAACCACGTTCGCGTTCAAGGTGACGGGCGCACCGACCGGAGGCACGTTCACCGTGTCCGCGGGCGGCACTGCGTCGGCGCCGTTGGCGTACAACGCTTCCGCCGACCAGATCCGGCAAGAGCTGGAGAAGCTGACGGAGGTCGGCGCCGGCAACGTGGTGGCATCCGGGGCGTTCACCGATCCCGGCGGTATCGTCATCACTTTGGTGGGCAAGCTGCTCGACAACACCACCATTGCGTTTACCACCGTCACGACGGGCCTCACCGGGGGCACCACCCCCAGTGTGACTGCCACCAAGGCCGCACTGCCGTCGGTGGGTGGCTGGGAGAACATCGGTCACACCTCCCGCGATGACCTTCCCGAGTTCGGGTTCGACGGCGGTGACTCCGAAGTCAAAGGCAGTTGGCAGAACGCTGCCCTGCGTGAGGTTGTCACCGAACAGGCCGCTGACTACGTCACGATGCGGCTGCTCCAGTTCGACGCGAAAGCGATGGAACTGTACTACGGGCCGAACAAGTCCTCCACCAAAGGTGTGTTCGGTGTCGCGGACGGCACCCAGGTGCCCGTCGAGAAGGCACTGTTCATTCTGATCGTGGACGGCGCCCACAAGCTGGGATTCCACTCCCCGAAAACCAGCATCAAGCGCGACGACTCCATTGAACTCGCTGTCGATGAGTTCGCGGTGCTGCCGATCCGGGCGACGTTCATGTCGTCGGGGTCACCCATCAAGTATTCGTGGATCAGTGAACTGATCTGACGTTGAACTGGTTGGGGGCGGCAGCTTTAGCGGGCCTGGCCGCCCCCAACCTTCAACCCGTTAGGCCCGCTGAAGGAAGGCCCGCACAATGAGTAATGTTTTCACGTTGGACAGTCTCCGCGAGGAAGTGGAGCGGGAGTTCGCCCCCGTGCAGATTGAGTTATCTGACGGCACTGTTGTGACTTTGCGTCACCTTCTGCGGTTACCGAAATCGACCCGCGACAAGGTGATCGACACCCTCAAGGCACTTGAAACTGAGGAGGGCGAGGAGCAGGATGTGGACGGCATGATCGACGCCGCCACCGCTGTCCTGAAAATGGTGGCCGATCAGGGAGCCCGCCTGGTCAAAGAGTTAGATGGCGACGTGACGTTGACGATGCGCGTTCTGGAGCGGTGGATGAAAACCACGCAACCGGGGGAAGCCACTACCTCGGACAGCTGATTGACGACTACGGCGACTGCTTAGTCGCTGACCTGTTCGAGGTGTATCACGTCGATCTGCGCGATTTGTACCGTGACGATATGTCCCCCCGGTGGCTGCTCACCCTGATTACGCAGCTACCGGCGGGGTCACGGTTTTACGCCCAGCGCAGGGGTGGGCCGCAGTTCCGCGGCTGGGATGAGTCCCGTTATGCGTTGGTGGCTGCGGTGAACGCAATCCGGTCGCTGCAATACACCTATGTGTCGGCGCACTCAAAGCGCCGGCCAACCCCACCGAAGCCGATGCCCATCCCTGATGATGCGCGGCGGAAGAAGGACACCCCAGGTTCGTTCGCCCACACCGCAAAAATGAAACTTTTACAGGCTCAGCAAGGAGGTTCGCGTGGCTAATCCCGGTGGAGCGCCCGAAGTTGGGCAGGTATCGGTTCGGGTCAGCCCAAACACCTCCAAGTTCCGCCGGGAACTGTATGCGTATCTGAAGTCTTTGAAGAACCGTTCAGTGGTGAAGGTTGATGTTGAACCGGACCTGAAGAAGTTCCGCAAAACACTTCGGGAGTATCTGAACGGGTTGACTTCTGACGCCGTGAAAGTCGGTGTTCAGTTAGATAAGGGCAACGCGAAAGCGGAGTTGCGTGCCCTGATCGGGGAGTTGAAGGCGCAGGCCGCCACAGCCGATGTGGATGTGCCTATCGGTGTTGACCACAACGGGCTGCGGCGGGGCGCCGCCGCCATCACCAACATGGGTGCCCAAGCCAGCAGGATGAGCGGCACATTCCTGGGCATGGGCAGGGTTGGATGGCTGATTGCCGCCGGCATGGCTGCCGCGGCACCCGCCACTGGCCTCGTTGTTGGCCTTTTGGCGGGCCTGCCATCCCTGATGGCAAGTTTCGGGGCCGCAGCCGGTGCCGTCGCTTTGGGTATGGAAGGCATCAAAGCCGCCGCCGCACCCCTCAAACCACAGTTGGACGGGCTGAAAGCGGCTGTCAGCCAAGTTTTTGCCACCCGCCTGCCCCCCATCTTTGAGGAACTGTCCAGCAAGCTCCTGCCCACCCTGACCTCGGGGATGACCGCCGTCGCTGGCGGGCTCACTGACATGTTCGATGGTGTCGCGCAGGCGTTGATTGGCCCCACCGGGGAAGGCATCACCAACCTCAACACCATCCTGCAAGGCACCGCCGGGTTCCTCACCCAACTGTCCCCGATCATGGGGCAGTTCACCGACACGTTTATGACGGCTGCGGCGGCGGGCGCCAACAGCTTTGGGCATTTGCGGGACATGCTCGGCGGGTTCGCCACCGAATTTGGGGCTGTCATCGACCGCATGGTTTCCAGTGGCAGCTTCGAGGGCGCGTTAGCGGGCATGTCGCAAGCCGTCGGCGGGTTCCTGTCCCTGTTCTCCCGCCTGTTCGAGGTGGGCGGCACCGCGATGGCACAACTCGGTGGCCCCCTCAACACCCTGTTCGGCGGTTTGGGTGACCTGCTGGTTGCGGCGATGCCCGCCCTCACCACCTTCTCGGCGGGGGTCGCGGACACCATCGGGGCGTTGGGCACTGCCCTCGCGCCGGCATTCGCCGCGCTGCAACCCGCCCTCGCCGCGATCATGCCCGCCATCACCCAAATCGCCACCATCCTGGGGGAAACCCTCGCCACCGCCGTCGTCGCGTTGGCGCCAGTCCTCACCCAGTTGGCGCAAACCTTGGGGCCGGTGCTCGTATCGGCGGTCACCGCGCTCGCGCCTATCCTCACCCAGGTAGCAACCACGCTGGGAACAGTGCTACTGGCGGCGGTAGAAGCTCTCGCCCCAGTTATGCCACAGATCACCGCGGCGTTCGTAGCGTTAGCCTCGGCCCTCGGTCAGGGTATGGCGACCCTGCTGCCCGTCATCGCGGACGCTTTCATCCAGTTGCTGCCCGTCGTGATCCAACTCATTCCACCACTGTTGCAGATTGTGCAGGCGGTCATTCCACTAATTCCAGCACT